TTTCTCGCTCTCAACCATCTGGCCGCTGCTATCATCGCCTTGCGGAAGATCAGCTTGCCCGTTAATATTATTTACGGATAAATCCTAAATGGCTGCGCGGACGCAAGCCTTCCAGTGTCGAAAAAAACGAGGACAGCGTTGTGTTTGAGTGCAGGGAGGCTCAAACCACGCAAACGTACACGGTGGACTTGCTTACCGGCCAACTGTATGAATCCCACAAAGTGCGCCAGTCGCTGACAAAAATCCTCAAACCCCTTGAGCGGGAAGGCGTAGACCTTTTCGCTGCGGGTAAAGACGGGCAAGCGCAGGTGGTTGTCCAGCGTGAGGAGTTGGATTTTTTCATCGCCGCCGCGCAAGACGAAGAAACGGTTTCCGATGATGTGTCCAGAAATGTGTTGCTGCAAATCGAATCGGCCGTGTTCAAGGAAGGCAACAAGTGGCGATTTTCCGATGGTGGTGTTGCTTTCTACGCCGAAATTGCTGACGAGGATTTTCTTGCCAAAGTGAATGCTGGCGAGCGGTTCGGCAAGCTGGACGTGCTGCGGGTGGATTTGCAGCGTATCCAGAGCATTACCGATAACGGGTTGAAACTTCGACACGTCATTACGCGTGTCCATGAACACCGAGAGCCGTTGCAGGGCAAGTTGCCTTTGAGTTGAAGCCTTATGCTGCCCGGTCGAATTGCCCGGGTTGCGCGGCGCGGGCTGGCAGACGCGCATTGATGCGCTGCTGCGCGAGACAGTTGTCAACCAATGGTTGATAACTGGGCGGGTGCGGGCGGGGGTCATACGCCAAACCCCTCGCGTTCGAGTTCGTCGTTATCGGCTTCGGCCAGCCAGGCGTTAGCGTGATCGCCGATGACTCCTGCCATGCTGCGGCGCAGGATTGGCAGCAGACTTGGCTGGCTTTTGTCGAGGATGGCGGCAATTGTGATTTGCGCAAACTTGCCTGCAAGCAAATCAACCCAATCGTCTTCGGTTTTGCCAAACGCCCTGCTCTCAGGATCTTCGGATAACAGCACATCGATAACGCGAGCTGTAGCCTCTTTGTCCGAGACCTGCGGCGCATCGGGCGGCTCGACTTCGCCCGGCGCGCAGAACGGGGGCGCGACGCGGTAGGGGTTGTCGGGCATCGTCTCTGGCGTGTAGTGCGGCATGGCTTGCTCCTTTTAGTTGTGCTGGCCTTTTACGTCGCCAGCGCGGACGTTGCAGGGTTTTCCTCGCTATAACCCTTCCCGGTTTTCCAGCCCTGCAAAGCACCCCGGTGTAGTCGTTCTATAGCTCCCGACACAGATGAACGACGTTCTGTGTCGATCTACGCTCTCGCGGGTGGTGTTCGTTAATGCTGTGCTACTACCGCCCCCCTACCAGGCTGCCCTTTGGGCCAGGCTGTTCGGTGAGGCTCCACGCTTGGCCGTTGCTTGCTGTTGCGTGGTCGATGGATGAATATTAGGCTAAGACTAAATAAATGTCAATAGGCTTCGCTTATTATTTTCGACAAAAGAAAACCCGGCCAAATGGCCGGGCTTCTGGGCTATGATCGAGACGGGGGTACGGTGCTGTTGTTGTCTCTGGAAGGGATGACTGCGGATCAGCAGACCCGACTTATCGGTTCAGTGAAGGAGAAGATCAAAGCTGCGCAGGTATGGGACTGAAAACACCCCTTCACGTACAATCAAATCTGCGTTTGATTCCGCCAGCCAACATCAAGGTGGTCACGATGCCGGAATAACCAATCTACTCAAAGGGGACATCATGTTTGCCAACTCAACCCAACCATTCCTTCGGCTGCTTCGCTATTGTGCTGCACTCTGCCTGCTCACTGTAGCGCTGCCAGCCAAGGCTGATTGCACGATACGTTACGTGGCAGTTTCTTCCGAAGTAAGTACGGTGTTCAAAGAGAATGCTGGGTTCAATTTCAAGAATTACGCCCTGGCATGCGACAAATTGAAAAAAGTCAACGCATTAGTCGTCATCTCGGGGGATTACGGTGTTTTGGGCGGTCAGTCTTATGCTTGGGTTGATCTCGCGGTCGCGGACAAGGACAACCCAGATATCACGAACCGCAGTGCGGGTCGGTCTCAAACCAGGATGCATGAGTATGCCGGTGATGACAAGGCACGTGAGCTGCTTTGGGAAGCCATCAATACTGGGTTGAATAAATGGGCAGAAGAGGGTCTGGATGATGCACTGTTCGGACTTGCCATGGCCCGCTTCCAGCTGGAATTCCGCTTCCTAATGGAAGCCAACCTCCAGCGTATAATCGACAATCACGACAACCCCGCCACGCAGCGCTGATTTCACACCCGCTTGTACGGTTTCTGAAACATAGGTTCTGCCCGCTCAAAAACGGTGCGCAATACCTGCTTGCTTCATGATGTCGTTGGCCATGTGACGCGCAGGCATATTCGTTGAAACCGTTTGATTATGCTTGCCGTTGGTCCATATTTCGTGGGATCCTTTACCTGCTCGCAAGAAGGTGTAGCCATTGGCGCGTAGCTGCTCGATAACCAGTCTGTAGTAGCCCTTCATGCCTGCGCCAGGTCGCCGTAGTCCTCAAATTGCGGGCGCATCCGTATTTTGGGTGCTTGGTGTAATTGCAACTCCAGCAACAACTCCGCTGCCAGCGCGGCCTCACGCTGAACCTCTTGCAGGTCTTCCCCGCTCACCGCCAGCCCGTTGATATTCGGGCTGTTGGCCCAGAACGTTTTGCTTTCGCCATCAAAGTGCACCGTAACGTCAAAGCGCAGCGGTACCCCCCAGTGCGCCACCAGCTTCCATAACGGCCATCCCACTTTGTACATACCGTTTCTCCCTTTGTTTTCAGACGCAGAGGGTAGCAGCTAGCCCGCGTCCATGCAATTAGCCAATACTCACGAAAAAAATCAGGCAGAAGACGCGACTCTTGTTTGTAAAATTTTTTGCCCTAACGGTCGCTCAATTGGGCGTTCTGTAGTTGGGGCGGTGGCTTTTGAGACAGGCTCTTCACGCTGATTTTTTAATGCGTTTCGTTTTTTGTTTGTTTCTTGCCAGTTGCGTGCCTTTGATTGCAGGGAATCCACATAGGCCCTGGCGTCACTGTCCGCCCAGTCGGGCGGGTGCTGCGCGGGTCTGGACAGTACGAAACGCGCTACTTCCTGCGCGTCTTTGCTGGCATTCCGCCATTTCTCCAACAGCAATTTTTCATCGGCAGAAAGAATGCTGGATGGTTCAAGCGACGTTGAAAACTCTTTTAGCCCCCAGTGTTCAGGTCCAACGATGTCCGAAAAGTAATGCCATAGCTCGGGCAGCTTTTCCTTGGAAATCGTCCCCCGTTTTTTCCAGTCCGCAAGGGAGGGTTGCTTGACACCAAAGTGAGCAGCAACATCCGCCTCGCGCTTAATAGCGCCCGAAGCTTTTTTAAGGGCGATGGCCTGCGCAATCGCCGCGCCCAGTTCTTTACCAGTAAGCATTGCCTAACTATCCTTCCAAAAGTCGAACATAGGCAATTCCGCTTGACATTTATTTAGTCTAAGCCTACATTCTGCATATATGAACTACCACACCGAAAGAACACCTATCAGGGACGCGGGTCGAGCCGTCGGCGGACTGTCCGCATTGGCTCGGCTTCTGGGCGTTGCTCCTCCCACAGTGAGTCAGTGGGCGTCTGGCGTGCGTCCCATCCCCGCCGAACGCTGCCCAGAAATCGAGCGCGCCACGGGCGGGGTGGTGATATGCGAAGAACTGCGCCCTGACGTGGATTGGCAGGTCATCCGCGCCAATCCACGCCCCAAGCCAAAGACCAGGGAAAGCCCCGTTGAGGCTATCGCCCGTTTGGTGTAGTGCCTGATGCCGTGCCGTCATAAGGATGTCCGATAGATGAAAACCGACCGACGCGAGAAAAACACCGAACCGTTACGGGTGCACCTTGGCGAGACGCTGAAGGCCGATTTGAAGGTGGCGGCGGCCAAGGCGGGGTTTGACTCGCTGTCGCCGTTCGCACGAAAAATCTTGCGCGAGTGGCTGTATGGCAATTGTGGGTCGGATCGGGATTTATTGGCAGGGACGGTGAGGGACGAATGAAGCCGCAGAAAATCCGCATCACGCCTGATACGCGCTCAAAGTGCGTGCATTTGGTCTGGTCTGCGCCCGATGACTGGGTGTTTACGCCGCCGACTGAACCGACGCGCAGCGCAGACCAAAACGCACGGATGCATGCGATGTTTGCGGACATTGCGCGTCAGCATGAATTTTTCGGCCTGAAGCGCGATGTGGAGACGGTCAAGCGGCTGCTGGTTGATGCGTTTGCCCGTGTGAAGGCCAAGATGGGCGAGCCGCTGGCCGGGCATGGCAGCGTGCTGCCCAGCCTGGACGGGCAAGGCGTGGTGCAGTTAGGCATCCAGACGCGTCATCTATCCAAGGCGCTGGTGGGCGAGCTGATCGAGTATCTGTATTGCTGGGGGGCGGACAACGACGTGCGCTTTAGTGACCCCAAGGCCGAGATTCCGGAGTGGGTGCAGACATGATGAGCGCTTACGCCTATGGTTTGCTGCGCGGCAGTCTGCCGTTGGTGGCGGCCAATCAGCCCAAAAACAGCTTGGTCAGGATGATGCCTACGCCTGCCAGCGTAGCCGTGACCATCCATTGCAGCAGCCGGATGTCGCTCTTGATCTCCATGCGCAGCTCGCGCACATCGCGCTTGCTGGCTCCATCGGTCGCGTCGCGCGATTCACGTACCACGTCCACAATCGCCCGTGCCTGCGGTCAGAAGAACGATCGCACCAGTAGCGCAATGACGCCGCCCAGCACAATGCGCACTGTCCAGCGCAGGTTGTCAAAATCTTTGCGCACTAAGGCAATGTCATTGCGCAGCTTCAATTCAAGCTCGCGCAAATCGCCCTTGGTAGCGACGTCTTGCGTGTCCAGCGCCGCACGCAACGCTTCGGCCTGCGCTTCGGCTTGTTTTTCGGGCACGTCCGCTTCTTTCAGGCGCTTGACGTACGCGAGGGTGTCGAATGACGACATGGTGAAGGTTGACATGGGCTTGACTCCAAATTATGGCCGCAGTTTAGCACTTGCCTACGCATCCCGGGAGACAACCGATGAGTGATAGCAAAAAACCCTTCAAGCGGGACGAAAAGGCTCGTGTTGACTTAATCGAAGCTGTGAGGAGAGCGTTTGGTATCTCCGTTATGGAGTCTTCTCAAGCAGAGCCTTTGGCACATTGCGCAAACCCAGACCCGAAACGCGATGATCGCATTCCGATAGGGCCGTCCGATGTTTGATATTGAGCATGGAGGATAGTTTTTCATGAACTATTACCAGCACCATATCGGCGATTATGCCGCCGAAACCGCCTACCTGACTTTAATCGAAGACGCCATCTACACGCGGCTGCTGCGCGTCTATTATCGAAATGAATCACCGCTGCCCGCAGACGTTGCATACGTTGCACGGCTGATCGGGCTGCGCACGCGCAAGGAAAAAGAGGCGCTGGAATATGTATTGCCGCAATTTTTCACGCTGGATGAGGATGGCTGGCACAACCCGCGTGCCGATGAACAGATCGCGGCCTATCACGACGAGGAGATGAGCAATGGGTAATCCTTCCTTACCTGAACCGCTCACCCCGCCAGGGTGCGACTTGCGGGATTTCCCGTATATGCCGCTGGTGGTAGCGCAGTTTCGAGATAGCGACCTGGCCGCCGATGAAACGCCAGAGGTGTGCTGGGCGGCCATGTTGATACAGGCGGCAAGCTGGCACCAGTTGCCTGCGGGCAGCATCCCCGATGACGACAACTGGTTAGCCAAAACCGCCAACTACCGCATGCGCGGAAAAACTGATCGTGCTTGGAAGCGGGTGCGTCAAGGTGCGCTGCACGGTTGGATTAAATGCAATGACGGCAGGCTGTACCATCCTGACGTTGCCAAAAAAGCCAATGACGCATGGGACAGCAAGCTCAAGCAGCGCTACCGCAGCGAGTGCGCACGGCTTGCCAAGCAGGATTTGCCGCGCCCTTCATATGATGAGTGGGTGCAAAACGGCTGCCCTTGCGGGGATGACCGCGCCAAGTTATTGAATCCTCAAGGTTTCCAAGGCATTCCTCCTAAGGAGGCACCAGAAACAACAATTGTCCCTCCTAAGGAGGCACCAGAAACGTTTTTACAGCCTCCTTTGGACGTCCAAGTAGAAGTAGAAGTAGAAGTAGAAGAGAAAGAACAGATAACTGCTTTTGTGTCGCGTTCGCAAGCGAACGCGCCACCCGCCCAATTTCCGACTCCTTTGGACGAGGTTTTGCCTGACGGTTTGGCAACGGGGCATGCGCAAGACCCGCCACAGGACGCGCCGATGTTGCACAAACCGCCTCCAGAGGACGCGTTGGACACCGCACGGGCGGCTCCTGCTGAACCGCTTTTGCCAGACAAACCCGCTGTCAAGCCTGACGCCAGGCCACCCGACAAACCCGCTGCCAAGCGCGGTTCTCACCTGCCTGATGACTGGCAATTGCCGAAAAATTGGAGCGATTGGGCGTTGCAAAAACGGCCAGACATGACCATCGACGATGTGCGCAACCAAGCGGAGCGGTTTGCCGACTACTGGCACGCCAAGACCGGCGCAAATGCGCGCAAGGCCGATTGGCAGGCTACGTGGCGCAACTGGGTTCGTGACGCCAAGCCTGCGCGGCAAGCGGCCTACGCCCGCAGTCCACCCACTCGCCGCGACTGCTACGCCGAACAATCGCGGCGGATTGCCGAAATGGCCGCGCAAGCGGACGCCGTGATGCTGGCCCAGATGCACCAACGACCCGCCGAGATCGACATGGGAGTTATCGATGCAAGCCTTGCAACGTGAAGTGCCACAAACCGGCCCGCAAGGCTGGGAGCATGCGTATGCCCACCGCGCTGGCACCCCTTTGCCGCAGACCTGGGCAACCAGGCTCGTGCACCGCTTGGTGATGACCTACGGCACGCGGTTTTGGCAAGCGTATGAGGGCATTGGCGAGGTCGAACTGGCGCAGCATTGGGCCAGGGAATTGGCCGGTTTCACGGGCGCGGAAATTGCCGCCGGTCTGGCGGCATGCAAAACGCGCCCGTGGCCGCCTACGCTGCCCGAATTCATGGCGCTGTGCCGCCCGTGGATGGATGCGCAGGTCGCGTTTCAGCAGGCCGTGGCGGGCATGTCGGCCATGCGCAAGGGCGAAATCGGCAACTGGCCGCATCCAGCGGTGTACTGGGCGGCGGTGCGGGTAGGCACGCACGATGTGCTGGCCTGCGGCTGGCAAACGATGCGCAACCGCTGGGAGGCGGCGCTGGCCGAGGTGTTGGCGCAAGGCGCCTGGCATCCCATCCCCGCGCCCGCTGCGCAATTGCCCGCACCGGGCGCAACCTCGCTTGGCCGCGATGAGGCGCAGCGGCTGATGGCGCAGGTTCGGCAGGTGACGGGCCAGACGGCCCTGCCGGGCAGCCACGTCACAGACCACAAGGCATGGGCGCGAAAGATACTTGCCGATCCCAAGAATCGGGCGGCAGCGGCCATACGCATGGCGCGCCAAGCGCTGGGGCTGGACAGCCAGGGAGTGCCCGCATGATCACGTTAGAGCTGCCCTGGCCGCCTAGCGTGAACAGCTACTGGCGCTCGCCCAATACGGGCAGGCTGGCCGGGCGAACGCTGATCAGCGAGCGAGGCCGGAACTACCGGCGTGCGGTGGTCGATGCCATCAAACGGGCCGGACACCCCAAGGCAGCCCCCGGCCGCCTGGACGTAGCGCTGACGGTCTTTGCGCCGGATCGCCGCCGCCGTGACCTGGACAACCTGCCCAAAGGCATTCTGGACGCGCTCGCGCATGCGGGCGTGATCGAAGACGACAGCCTGATTGATCGTTTGCTGATCGAGCGAGCCACACCCTGCCCAGGCGGCAAGGTGCGCGTGGTCGTTGGCGTGCACGGGATGCAAACGGGCTGAAAATATGATCAACGCTGGAAAATCCGTGTGCCGCGCTATTTGGTCAAGCTGGTCAAGCCGGGCACGCTGTCGGAAACAGCGCGCAGACTTGCGGCTGTGGGTGCTTTCTGGCCTGCGCCAAGTCATAGTTAGCCTGCATGGCCAGCCAGGCGCGGGCCGTACTGACGCCTGCCTGCTCAAGCCGGATGGCCAGAGCAGGGCTGACAGCAGCCTTGCCATTCAAGACACGCGAAAAGGCCACACGGGACATGCCCAGGCGCTGGGCAGTCTCGGTGACGGACAGACCCAGCTCGGCGATCACATCCTCGCGCAGCAGCTCGCCAGGATGAGGGGGATTCTTCATCATTTTCTACACTCCTTGTCAGTGGTGATTATAGGTATGACGGGGCGGGGTCTGTGTGCAGCGCTTGCGTGATGTTGATGATTTTCCCATCGGCTCCCGCGTGGTCACGCCAACGGGCAGGCCTGGTGTCGTTGTCGCGCACAAAGGGGCGCACAGCCGGTTTGATGCCCATGAGCGCTGTGTGGTGCGCTATCAGGGCGGCGGCAGGCGCTATACCGTGACATTGTTGCCACATTTGTTAGTGTTGGCCGATGATGTTCAAAGTGTCCTTACAAAATATCGACCGAGCAAGCCGCCCGGTCACGTCAAACAAAGCGCACTTCAAGCTGTTTGCCAAGCGCCCGCGCATAGCGGCTCAATGTTGCCAGCGATGGCGACGGCCTGCCGGTGATGAGCGCATTTTCCAGCCGCGCCACGGCGGGCGGTTGAGTTCCCATCTTGCGAGCGACCTCGGCTTGCGTCAGCCCAGAACTGGCCCGTGCTGCCAGCACCGCATCAAGCATCGGCATTTGCTCGCGTTCCAGCCGCTTAACTTCCGCGCGGACGGCGGGATTTTGCAGTGCTTTTTTTATCAGTTCGTCGTGCGTCATCATCTTTGACCTCTTTGAATCGTGCTTGCGCCAGTTGCAAATCGGCGGCGGGCGTTTTTTGGGACTTTTTTACAAAGCAATGCAGCATCACGATTCGCTGTTGCGCCAGCGTGCAGTAACACACACGGGCAATACCCTCTGCCCCTTTCAGGCGCAACTCAAACAGCCCATTACCCAACGCCTTGGTGTGCGGCTCGCCCAGATTCGGCCCGTGTTGCTGCATGCGTTGAGATAACACCACATAACGCGCCAGCAACGTGGCGGGCAAGGCCAATACATCGGCTTGGACGCTGTTGTTGTAGTACTGGATGCTGTAAGCCATGCAAGGATGATAACAAATATGTTAAAGCAAGTCAAATTTAATTTGCCAGCAAACAAATGCCAAAAGTTGTCAAAAAGCACTAAAAATGGCAAAAAAATGGTAAAAGTGACAGAAATGGCAAGCAAAGGGAATTGTTTGAATGAGTGACACTAAAAATCCCTCATCTACCAACAGAAAACTGTCATCTACCGACAAAAAACAGCCATCCCCCAACAAAAAGCGCGGGAATGTCGCTAACTTGAACCGTTCCGGACGTCCAAAAGGAACGCTTAATAAGGTTACGGCGCAGGTGCGCACGCTTGCGCAGCAGCACGGCCCGGATGCGATAGCGGTACTGGTGCAGTTGATGCATGAGGGCGAACATGAGCGTACGCGCGTTGCGGCGGCAACGGAGCTGCTGGATCGTGCGTATGGCAAATCCCCGGCGTCGATCGATCACACGACCGATGGTGCGCCGCTGCCGGGTGGGGTGCTGGTTGTGCCTGCCAGCATGTCGGTAGAGGACTGGGAGACGCTGGCGGCATCCCCGCGTAGGCAATGATGCAGGTCTGGAAGCCCAACGGCGGGGCGACGGGATCGCAATCGTTGTTTCTGACGTGCCCGATTTTCGAGTGCCTGCTGGAAGGGGGGCGCGGTGGCGGCAAGACGGACGCGCTGCTGATGTCGTTTGCGCAATACGTGGGACGTGGGTTCGGGCAGGCTTGGCGCGGCGCGTTGTTTCGGCTCACGTATCCGCAGTTATCTGACGTGGTGGCGAAGTCGCGCCGCTGGTTTAGCCTGATTTTTCCGGATGCGCAGTTCAACAAATCGGCCTACGAATGGACTTGGCCGACGGGCGAGGCGCTATTGCTACGTTATGGCGCAACGGAGGACGACTACTGGAACTATCACGGCCATGAATACCCGTGGCTAGGCTTTGAGGAGCTAACCAATTGGTCGAGCTTGGCGTTTTATCTGTCGATGCAATCGACCTGCCGCTCATCGCATCCGGACGTGCCGCGCATGGTTCGCGCAACCTGCAACCCGTTTGGCCGTGGGCATGTCGCGGTCAAAGAACGGTTCAGACTGGGCGCGGGTGGCGTACCGGCAGGCGTAGTAATCCGCGAACCCGATCAACGGGAACGCGTGCGCATCCATTCTGATCTATCGGAAAACCGGGCGTTGTTGGACAACGAGCCGGATTACCGCGCAACGTTCATGGGCCTGCACGACATTAACCGCCGTCGCGCGTGGCTCAATGGCGATTGGGATATTCACGTTGGGTCCTTTCTGGAAGGTGTGTGGGAGTCGGATCAATGCGTTGTTGAACCGTTTGCGATTCCGTCCACTTGGAAAGTCTGGAAATCGATGGATTGGGGTTATGCCCGCCCCTACGCCGTGTATTGGTTTGCCATGGACCATGACGGCGTGATGTATGTCTGGCGTGAGCTGTACGGGGCGGGCGAAGGCGAGAATGTGGGAACACGCGAGGCGGCGACCGCTGTCGCGTCCAAGATCAAGGCGGTGGAAAAGCATGATGCGCGGTTAGGTTACGAGTATCGCCAGAATCTGGCCGACCCAAGCATTTTCTCGAAAATCGGCGCTGACCGATCGATCGGCCAGATATTCCGGGATGCTGGCGTGCGTTGGCAGCAGGCATGGAATGGCCCGCGTTCGCGTGTTAACGGCGCGCAGGAAATCATACGGTTGCTCTCAGAAGGGCAATTAAAGGTGTTCAAGACATGCAAACACCTGATACGCACGGTTCCGGCGCTGCCCCCTGATCATTTGAACCCCGAGGACGTGGACAGCGACGCCGAAGATCACGCTTGGGATGCGCTGCGCTACGGCGTGATGCGCCGTCGCCAAGCGCCAAAAGATGAGAATGCACAAAAATTCGCCGACCCTGAATTGAGTACGTATCCTGATGCGGATGGAAATTTTAGGATTGCTTACCATGAGTAACCCGCACATGAATGACACCGGTCAATCGCCTGAATCGCCGTCGCCCGGCGAATTGGAAAAATGCGAGCCTACCGAGTTGGGCAAAAAATGGGCGCGCAATATTTCAGCGGCGCGCAAGCATTGGGAAAAACTGCACAAACGCATTGAGCACAACCGTAAACGGGTCGCGGGTTTCAATTGGCGGCAAGACCCCAAAACTGGGCGCTTTATCGACCCGCGCGCCAATCTGATTTTCAGCACGGTGCAAGCGACGATACCGAACATCTACGCGCGCAATCCCGATGTATCGGTCACGGGCAATTGGCGCAACAGCGACACCAAACTGTTTTGCGAGACGCTACAAACGGTGCTGAGCCGCCAAACCAAACGGGCTAACTTGAAGCGCCGCGCCAAAATGTCGGTAATCTCGGCGCTGGTTAGTTATATGGGCATTCTGAAAGTGACGTATCAGCGCGATATTGATGCTGATCCGCTTATCCAGGAACGCATCCCCGACACGCAGGACAATATTTTGGCGCTCGATGCAGGGGTGCGCCATCTACAAGACCCGCAGGCGCAGAATCAGGCCGAATTGCACAACGAAGAGTTGCGCGAAATCGTCCAGGGCGTGCAAGATCAGTCAGAGGTGGTGGCGTCTGAAGGGCTGGTGATCGACCGCGTGTTGACGGAAAACTTGTTGATTGATCCGGTTGTGTGCGAGTTCTACGACTACGAACACGCCGATTGGATGGCGCAGTTGGTACCGATGAAGCGCGGCGCGGCGCAGGCGCGCTACCGGGTCGATTTGTGCGGCGCGAAGGCATGGAGGCCGGACGGTCTGGGCGGTGAGCCGATGAGCGGCGACGCACAACCGCTGGCTATGGATGGGCAGAGCCAGGCTAGCGCCTCAGATGATGACGTGATCTGCATCATCGAAATCTGGGACCGGGTCTCGCAGCGCGTGCATACGATGGCCGATGGCTGCGAGTTTTTTGTCCGTGATTCGTACTCGCCGCCGCGCGTGGGAAATCGCTGGTATCCGTTTTTTATGCTGCCCTATGCGGTGCTGGACGGCCAATTCATTGCGCCGTGCCTGGTGGACTTGACCGAGAAACTGCAAGACGAGCACAACAACACGCGCGACAAGTTCGCCGCTCACCGCGAATTAAACCGGCCTGGCTGGATTGCGTCGGCGGACACCAACATGCAAACGATCAAGCGTCACGTCGATGCACTGTTGGGTGAGGTGGTGCTGATTGATTCGGACAACAGGCCGCTCAATCAAGTTCTGGTTCCAAAACAGCCGATTCCTGTGAATCCCGCCGACTACGACACTGGCTTAATTCGTCAGGATTGGGAACAGGTCACGGGCTTGCAAGATGCCATGCGTAGCACGGTCGTACAACCCAAGACGGCGACCGAGGCGGGCATCATGCAGCAATCGCTAGCCGGTCGCACGGCGGAATTTCGGGACAAGGTGGAAGACTGGCTGGCCGAAATCTATAACTACGCGGCGCAGGTGCTACTCATGGAGTTGTCGCCCGCGCAGGTTGAGCGCTACACGGGGCCGAATCGTGAAGAGATCGTGGTTGACCCGATGACGGGCATGTCAGCGCCAATGGTTGTCGAGCGCGCCTACGAATGGCCGCAGCTTTCGCGCGACGAGGTGTACGACATGGTGGAAATCGACATTGTGGCCGGTTCGACCGGCGCGCCCGACAAGCAGCAGTCTCAAGAAACCTGGGCGCGGGCGCTGCCGGTCATCCAGCCGCTGGTGACTCAGATTATGCAATTGGCCGCGCAGGGCATCGATTATGGGCCGCTGGAAGCGTTGCTGCGCGAGACGCTCAAACGCTTCGATGACCGCATCGACATGGATCAGTTCCTGCCTGCCAAGAAGGCGCAACCACAACCGCCCGCGCCGTCCGGCGAACCCATGCCCGATATGAATATGGCCGCCGTGGCCTGATTGTCTTATGGAGATTGACATGGATGATGATCTGAACCAAACCCCACCCGCCGATGATCTGCCCGTTGATACGAGTCAGGACGGCGCGGACATTGCGCCGCAGGACGCGCCCGGCGCGCTGGATTCGCTTTTGGATGATTTGACGGGCGGTGACGCGCCTGCCAGCACTGACGCGCCCGAAAGGTTGCAAGCTGAAAGGTTGCAAGCTGAACCGTTGCAAGCTGAACAGGCGCAAGCCGAACCGGCGCACTTATCGGATGAACAGGAAGAGGCCGAGCTGTTGGCGGGCGTGAATTCCGAGCGCGGGCGCGAGCGGATGCGCCAGATATTTGCAGAGCGGCGCGAGGCGAAAACCGATTTGAGCGAAATCCGCGAGGTGGTGACGAGCGCAGGCATCACACCGCAGGATATGGCCGAATACCTGGAGTTCGCCCGCCTGCTTAATTCGGGTGATCCGCAAAATCTGCGCCAAGCCGCACAGATTATTGAAGGCCATCGCGCCCAGATATACAAGCAGTTGGGCATCGATGCGCCGGGCGTGGACGGTCTGGCCGAATTTCCTGATTTGGCGCAAGCCGTAGAAGGGTTGCAGATTGGCCGCGAGCACGCGCTGGAAATTGCCCGTGCCCGCCGCGTCCAGCAGGCGCACGCGCAGCAGCAGGCGCAGGTGCAACAGCAGCAAGAACACCAGCAGTTCACGATGTCGGTTGAGCAGGGCAAGGCGCAGATGGCGCAATTTCTGACCTCACGCCAGCAGGAAATCGACCATCCTGTCCGGATGCGCGCGGTAAGCGAATATTTTTCCAATCCGGCCAAATTGCAGGAATTCGCCAGTACGTATCAACCGCATCAATGGGCGCACGCACTACGCATGATGTACGAAGGCATACAGGCGGCACCGCTTGCGCGTCGTGCGGGTCCGGCTCCGCTTAGTTCCCGTCCTGCCGCGTTGGGTCGTCCGGCCACAACCGAAGGCCAATCGCCCGAGGCGCGCACGCTGAGTATTCTGGACGGGATGGGGGTGTGAGGCGCGGGCGGGTTTCAATCCACGCGCCCGGGTAGGGCGCAACTGTCGTCATACCTATAAAAACGTTCGACGTCCCGAATGGGCAGCAGAATGACAAACGTGCATTTTTATGCAAGTAATGGCATAATGTGCCATATGAAACCTCTTGAATTGAAGCCGCTTGAGTTTCTCGGTTCCAGCCAGAAAGACCTGCGCGAGATGCCCGCCACCGTGCGACACGCGCTGGGGGTTGAACTGCTGACCGTTCAGTACGGTGGCGAACCGAGCGACTTCAAACCCATGCCGCACGTGGGTGCAGGCGCTTATGAGATTCGCTACCGCGACAGCGCCAATGGCGCGTTCCGGGTGATGTATGTTGCCAAGTTCGCCAATGCAGTCTACGTACTTCACGCCTTCCAGAAAAAGACGCAGAAAACCGCCCAATACGACATCGACCTTGCCGCCAGGCGGTACAAGATGATAGGAGCCAAACCATGAACACGACGGATGACCCGCGCTGGAACGACACCAGTGTTACGCCCAGCAGCGGCAATGTTTTCGTTGACCTTGGCTTTGACCCTGCCGAGGCCGAGGTCATGAAGCTGCGTGCCGAGGTGATGCTACGCACCGCCCAGCGGCTCAAAGAGCGCGGCTGGACGCAGGCAGAGGCTGCGCGTCAACTGCACATCACCCAGCCGCGCGTGTCCCGTCTCATCAAGGGGAAGGTGGAAGATTTCAGCCTGGACATGCTGCTGACCTTGGCCACCCGCGCCGGTCTGCATCCAGAGCTGCGGCTGTCGGCATGATGTAGCGTTGGGCTTTGTGCAGTTTCAATCCACGCTATGCAAAAGCCATGGATGCAGCTAATTCATCATCCGGCACATCCCGCACTTCAAGCCGTCGACCCAGGGCTTTTAACGCTTCCTCGACGCGCTCTATTTTAGATTGGTGCGAAAAATCCACTAATCGACCGGCTGCCGTGTGCGAAACGCCCATCGTGCGGGCAAGGTCTGCGACGCATTGGCCGCGCTGACAAAGTGCATTCCACAGCGCAATCTTGGCGCTGGTCAACGCAGGCAAGCGGATTTCATACTGCCCTTGACGGATAGGCGAAGGCGCAGGAATACGCCGTCCTTGGTCAACATAAATCGAAAGCGCCAATTCAATACCTTCTACTGCATTACCCAGCAACTCATCCAGGGTATCGCCAGCACTATGCGCTTCTGGAATATCAAGGCAGGATGACCAGTAATGGCTATTTTCAGCATGAATGTTGATTGGATAGTGATACATAACCGCCTTCCTTTACTTGGTTTCAGTCAAGCCAAGTTGTTTGATAATGTCTTTGCGCAACGCCTCGCTGATTTCTTTTGCGCCGTGATTCGGGAAAATCGTTTGTTTGTTGCCATAACGAATTTTAAAATGGCTGCCACTGGCAGACTTGGCAAAGACCACGCCTTGCTTTTGCAACCACCGCTTAAATTCGTTGTATTTCATAATGTGCCCTTGCAATGAGGGCATTGTACTTTCAAAAATAGCAAAATGCAACACTTTTATTTAATGGCGATAAGAATCCTGTCAGTGACAAAAATCCTTGACAATCTCAAAAATACAGGATAATTCCTGTGTCATGGTCGGGTTCGACGACCTGCCTTGGATAGAAATCGATGAACGCTGGGGGTCGCGGCCAGCATATCCGAGGAAGGTTGTTTAATCTGCCCCATACCGCAATTTGTCGCTGAAATCGCCGGGATCGCGTCCGGTAGCGCCGCAGATTCGTTCGGAAAGTCGATGGATAAGCCGATGTCGCGCACGGCACGAACGAAACTGCAAACCAGATTGGCGTTCTGGACCGGTATGGAAGTTGGCTGTTTTCAACTTTCATTTCAGGAGCGGCAAATGCCTATCTCTCAAGCTGACCTCGAAGAGGCTACCAAAGTCTCGCTCGACGATTATTTGCGCAATGCGCCGGTCGATCAAATCGGCACGCAACACCCGCTATTGCGCCGCCTGCTGCGCAAGCGCAAAGCCTTCCACGGTGCACGCCAGCACATCACGGAAAACGTGCGCAAGTCGTACGGCAGCAATTTCCAGTTTAACTACGGTGAGACGCCCATTACCTTCAACAAGCGCCACACGACCGAGCAGGTCATGTTTCCGTGGCGTCGGGCAACCGATTCGCTGTATCTGGATCATGACCGCCTGTTTACCAACGGCATAGACGTGCGCGAGGGCGAGCGCGGCCAGTGGCGCCTGGAGCAAAACGAAAAGGTGCAACTGGTTAACCTGCTAACCGAGCAGCAAGAATCCTTGCGGCTGGGTTTCATGGAAAACCTGGACCTGGCACTGCACCGGGACGGCACCTATGATGCCGATGCCGTCACCGGTTTGGATGCGCTGGTGTCTACCACGCCGTGGACAGGCATCGTAGGCGGCATTGATGCAGGGGCCAATGCCTACTGGCAAAATTTTGCCAATACGGGCATCAGCACGGCCACCAAGGGCAATGTGTCCCAGGCCATGAACGAGGCCTGGCGCCATTGCATCCGCAACGGCGGTGCGCCGGACTTTATTTTGGCGGGCACGGCCTTTTGCGACGCCTACGCGGCGGACATCACCTTCACCCAGAACGTCGAGGCGGGTCAGTCCAAGACGGTGGATTTGGGGATTGGTACGGGCGGCAAGACGGGCTTGTTTTTCAAAGGCGTGGAGATTGTGTGGGATCCCGTCTTCGAGGTGCTGGACGCCTTGGAGTCGCCCGCCGTGCCCTGGGAAAAGCGTGCCTATCTGCTGAACACGCGTCATTTGAGCTACCGGGATAACGATATGAACATCGTCAAGCCCACGCGCCCGCATGACGTGTTGGCCTTGTATCTGATGGTTGTTTTGCGCCTGGCGTTAACGACCAATCGGCGCAATGCCCACGCGGTATTGGCAATCCAGTAATCATCCTGTGCCGGGGTCGGTCAATTGCGACCGGCTCCCCCTTATCCTATGGAGCAACCCATGCAGAAATTAACCTCCCTTGTGGGCGTGCAGATTCGCCGCGATGCGCAAACGACTACACCGACAAGCGTTCTGGCCCACGAATTACCCATTTTGTTTGAACTCTACGGCAAGGAGAACGTTGCCGTCGATGAGCCGATAGACGACGCGCGTGAGCTTGACACCAACGGCGAATACCAGCGTCTGTGCAACAAGTACGGCAGCACGATTGTTGAACAGGTGTACGGGCGTGAGTCGTCCGGGCGTCTGGCCGATGCGTTTACGCGCGTGGCCGCTACAGGTTCTGGCGAGCAAGACGCGCCCGTGCCAGCTGTCAAGCGGCGCAGGACTCGGCCTGCTTCACCTGATGACGACGCCGCGCTGACCATCACGTATGCATAAAGCGAAAGCCTCAACGACGGAGATTGGATCGTGCAAGCACTGAAAATCATCGAAGACAGCATGCATTTCAGGAACCTGGCCTATGGCGTAGTGCTGGCGTTATTGCTGTGGGTGATCCGCTGGTGGTAGCGCCAGGACAGCCCCCCACAAACTATCACGCAAGGAATAAGCATGCCACAGCCCCCCGCCTACCATCGCGGCCATGATTTCAGCAACGATTATGCGGACCAAATCGACCGCGTTGCCATGAACAACGAGTTCGACGGCGCGGCCAGTTCGATCAACGCCATTCGGCACAATCTGGCGCTGATCCAGTTGGATGACGGCAGGCTGCGTGCAGATGATTGGGCAGCGGGCCTCATTATCGAGAAGGTCGAGGCCACTGTCCAGGCGCATTCGGCGCATGCCGAGCAGTCGGCGCAGGCGGCGCAGAACAGTGCTAACAGCGCCGCGATATCTGCCGATCTCGCACAGAACCGGGTTGACATCGCCGGCCAGGCTGCCAGTGCGGCTTGGGATGCTGCCGATCATGCCAGTTACTCGGCTAGCGCTGCCGCGCAGTCGGCTATGGACGCTGCCGCGTCCGCAGCATCGGCGCCTGCGTCCGCCTGGAACAACATTCTTGGCAAACCCGAGCAGGCCACACGCTGGCCAACATGGGGCGAAGTTACCGACAAACCCGACGTGTACGCGCCGGCGGCGCATAACCACGATGCCGCGTACGCGGCCAAGAACCACCACCACGACGCCACGTACTCCAAGACCAACCATAAACATGTAGCGGCGGACATCACCAACGCCACATCAACCGGCAGGGGGGTGCTCACCGCCCCCGACGCCGCCGCAGCGCGAGCCGCCATCGGCGCGGGCACCGGCCACAGCAATCTGCAACTGGGTTTTACGTCCACCACGGCCAAGCCCGGCAACTGGCGGCCACACATTTCCAACGACAGCGACGGCCAACTACCGTGGGCACGGCTGTCCGGCATCCCCACTTCGGTGGTCAACGGCAATCTGCCGGAACCGCTGGGGGTGGGGAGTTATGTGCTGGCGTGCCCCAAAAACGGAACGATAGCCGCAGGGGCAACCGTTGCGGGGAGTGCCTTGCAGGTGGGGGTGTTCGGACAGTCCGCTAACTACTATGGCAGCAGCAGCGGGTTCATGGGGCCTACTGACTCGAGCCTCAAGATCAGCCTCACAGGGACATGGCGCAATATGGGCGGGTACCCCGCGAGGATGACCCACGTAAACGCCTACGAATTTTCGGGTGCTTGGATGCTGTTCCTGCGCATTGCCTGATGACGGCCTTTCCCCTCGCGCCTTCCCCCTTTTACAAGGACTGCATCACATGACTGATTCCCTTTCCGCACACAGCCCCAAATACGCCGCGTTCGATGGGGCCAGCATAGACCTGGTGCTTGAACACCCTACGCTTGGCCTGCTCCCCTTTACCGCCCACAGCGATGACCTTGAGCCGCTGGGGCAAGACTTGTACGCCCGCGCCGTGGCCGGAGACTTCGGCGAGGTTGCCCCCTACGACGGCCCGCCGCCGCCCGACCCGATGGAGGTGCTGGCCGATTCTGTGCGTTCGGAGCGCAACCGGCGATTGGTGGCGCTGGATGCGTTGCTTGCCAACCCCTTGCGCTGGGCAGAATTCCCCGCAACGCAGCAGGCAGAGCTGGCCGTGTACCGGCAAGCTTTGCTGGACGTGCCGCAGCAGGCGGGCTTTCCCGAGGAGGTAGAGTGGCCGCAGATGCCGGACGGGCTGACAGGTCAGGCCACGTAATCAGGCCACATAACACAGCACAAGGAACATCATGAATCCGCTTAGCAACCGCTACCGAACCTTGGGCGATTTGCGCCGTGGACTACGCGCGCGCCTGGGATTCATGACGCAAGGGCCAGCCGCAGAAAGCAATCGCCAGGCGCTCGACGACATCCTTCAGGAAGCGCACACATATGTCTGCGAACAGGTGCAGGTCTCTGTGCTGCGCAAAAAAACCACGATTGCCCTCTTTGCCGGGTCGTTTCTCTACGACTGGCACAACGACCAAGAAGACGAAGACATAGACCCGGGCCGCGTGTTGTCCGTCTGGATTGCCGAGCACGACACGTCAAGATCGCCCTTGGTTCAGGGCATTACCGAGCGTCACAGGGAATTTTCCGAATTGCGCGACGTGCCCAGTCGCTACGACACCCTGAACGGGCAGATCGAGTTATGGCCGATTCCTGATCGTGCCTACGATTTGCTGATCGAGTACGAAGCCGGTCCGGCGCGCTTTATGCAAGATGACGACCGGCCCAGTGTCCCGGATGCGCTGGTGTTCCAGTTGGCGCTGGCAACCGCCAAAGCGCATTACCGACATGCGGATGCGCAGGTCGCGGGCGAAAAATTCGAGGTCATGCTGCGCAAGTACAAAGCCAAGCAGCATGAGGGCCGCCGCTATGTCGCCGGGCAGTGCGCAGACATGGGTATGCATGTCGTACGCACGGCAAACGGCTATACGCTGCGGGGTTGAGCGATGGCCGTCAAAGCAATCACTTTCGACAAGTTCGATTTGGGTATTGATTTGCGCAAAGGCGCGAGCGTGAGCGACGCGAACCGGCTGCGCGAAATGCTTAACGCCTACGTCACAACGGGTCTGGCAACGCAAAAGCGCCCCGGCTTGGCGAAGGTTGCCACGCTTGAGGCGGGCACAAAGGGCCTATTCGCATCGGGCGGCAAGCTGCACACCTTTTATGCGCACGGTTCGCTGACTCACGCAAACCCGCTGTTTGTGGCAAACCGTGCGGTTCATCCCGCCACGAATCTTGACATTGCGCAAGTATGGTTTACCGACATTTTCAACGGTTTTATCTACGCTGCCATCGAGTACGTCAATGGTGACGTGTACCACCATTATCTGGACGGGTCGGATACGACGCACATTTCCGGCGAGAATGCCCCCCGGTCGCGCGCGGTCATCAAAGCGGCCAACAAGGTATTTGCCGTCTCGGGTGACGTAGTTCGCTACAGCGCCACGGACAAGCCGCGCGATTGGGCCACGGCCAATGACGCCGGATTTCTGCCTACGGGCTTGCGCTTTGAGGGCGACCGCAATGCCAACGCTTTGGGCATCTATCAGAAAAACCTTGTTGTGCTGGCTACTGATGGCGCGCAAGTCTGGGAAGTCGATCCCGATCCCACGGCCATCCGTCTGGCCGATGCCGTTGCCAACGTGGGGACCAGCTACCCCAAGACGGTCGCCAGCGTGTCGGGCGATTTGTATTTTTTGAGTGATTTCGGCTTTCGCAGCATTACCACGCTGCAATACACCAACAATCTGGCTGATACGGATATCGGTAGCCCTATCGACATGCTGGTGCGCCAAGCGCTACGCAATCCGGGGTCGGAACCGGATGCGTTCTACCACTACGGCAGCGGCCAATATATGTGTCTGATCGGAAACCTGGTGTTTGTGTACTCGATTTCGCGCCAGTCCAAGATTGCCGCATGGTCGCGTTATCAACTGCCGTTCATTGTTGATGCGCACGCCACGCTGGGCGGCCAGTTATATCTACGCAGCGGCGACGACGTGTACCAGTTTAGCGAGGATGCGCACGACGACGACGGCCAGCCGTTTGAGGTTGCGCTGGAACTACCGTACATGGACTTGAAATCGCCCGGCCAGCTAAAGCGCATTGTGGGCGCGGATGTTGTGATGGAAGGCGAAGCCGAGTTCTCGGTTGCCTACGACGTGCGTTATCCCGACGACGCTTATACCGCGCCCGTGCTGGTGCGCGGCAATACCCGCCCGATCGGCGTGATTCCTGTTGAATGTTCAGGCACAGAGTTTTCGTTGCGGTTTCGCTGCCGTAACTCACAGCCCTTTCGGCTTGATGCCGTCACGCTGTATTTCGAGCCGCTGGGCGCGGTGTAAGGGCGGCCATGAAAGCGATGATTTTGCAAGATAGCGGACAAGTGACGGCACACACTGCACAGGTTCGGGCGCTATTTGATCGATGCGTGAATCGGGCAGTGAGGGGCGAGTTTAACAGTGACGATTTGCTGCGCCTCGCGCAGGAAGGCCGTATGCACATCGGCATCGTGAGCGATGGTGAGTATCCGGTGCTGGCGGTTGCGTTCGAGTTTGTGCACTACCCCCGGCTGACCGTGCTGAATATTGCCGCGCTGGCGGGCCGTGGGATGGGAAAGATCATGCGCGAGTTCTGGCCGATGTTTCGGCGGTTTGCCCGGTTGGCGGGCGCGGATTGCATCCAGGCCAGTTGCGCTCCCGGCATGGCGCGGATGTTGAGGCGCTACGGATTTGGCGAGGTTTATCAGATCATGAGGAGTGAGTTATGAGCAAGGGCGGAGGCGGCGATGGCGGTGCAAGGCAAATGGAGGCCGATCGTCAAGCGCGGGTGCGCGCTGCCGTCGATGAAATCAACAGCATTTTCAACGGCGACAGCCGCCTTCAGGCCACGAATCAGGCGAAGGTATACGACCCGACGCGCACTTATTACACGGCCGATGGAAAGGTGTACACCCCGCCGACCCAGCAAGTTCAGTCCGGGCGCGAGTGGGTCCCTGATACGGCTGGCGGCGGCGAGAGCAACCCCATCGGCCCGGAAGGGTGGTGGAAGACGACGTACGAAACGGTCGTTGATCAAAACGCCCTCATGAATGCAATCCGGCAAGGCCAACTCTACGAAGGAATAGAGCGCACGCAGCAACAAGACCGTAATCAGATGTACGACGAGCAACGCCAGGCGGTCACTGATCTGAACAATCGTGACGTTAACCGGCAATTCGAGGATGCGAACCGAATGAATCGCTTTGGCCTGGCCCGCGCGGGTCTGTCAGGCGGCGCGGCGGACATCGACAGTCAAGCCGAGCTGATACGCCGTCAAAACGAGGGATTGATCCAGGCGGCGGGCATTGGCGACACGGCGGCGTCTGATCTACGCAATCAGGACGAGCGCACGCGGCAGAACCTGATTTCGATGGCGCAATCCGGCATTGACACGGGCCAGGCGGCGCAATTGGCGCTGGCCGGATTAGACGCTAACGCCAAGTCCGCCATGGGTGCGCGCAGCGCCGCCTCGGTCGGCAGGCTCTTCGACGACTTGAGCAACGCCTACCTGTACCAGCAGCAGATGCAAGGCGCGCGCCAAGGTATGGCTCCGTATCAGCAGGGCCGACAATACGGCGCGGGCAACATCCGGTCTGGCGGCGACGCGGGCCGGGTGGGTTAACGGAGGTGGATGATGGCCTACGTTCTTCCTATCGTTGCGATCGCGGCCATGGTCGCCGGTACGGCCATGCAGCAACAGGCGCAGGCCGCTGCGGCCAGTCGCCAGCAGCGCGCCATGCGTGAGTCTTTGATGCGCCAGCAAGGCTTGCAGCGCGAAGCCGAACAGGCGGCCATGAAAAAAGCGCAGGAATTCGCGCCCGATGATCGCGAGAAAGAGCGCCTCAAGGTTGAGCAGCAGATTACCGACACACTGACCGATGCGGCGGCCAGCGCGCGCCCGATGCAGGAAGCGCCATCGGTACAGGGCAATGTGTCGTCTGAGTACTTGACCGGGCGGGCACAATCGCAAGCCGAACAGGCGAAATCGGCGCGTGCGCTAGCCGCGCTGTTTGGCAAAACCATGTCGGCCAATCGCCTACGTCAGAACGAGATTTTAGGATTGGCCGACACGGGAGCCTACATCGACCGGTTACGGAATTTTTCGGGCGGTCAGAGCGCTGCTGATCAAATCGGCATTCACGCGGCAGGCGTACCGAATGGCGGGCAGATGATGGGAGGGGGTCTGCTGCAAAGCCTGGGGCAGGCCGGGTTGATGGCCTACGGTAGCGGCGCATGGGGCGGCGGGGCCAAGGCGGCGAGCGGCGCAGCGGGCGGCGCAGGCAGCGGACTAATTGGCAACTTCCCCAGCCTGCCGTTTGCATAGGGATAAGGGAACGATCATGAACTTTGCAAATATGGGCAATGCAGGCGCAGACCTGGGGCGCAGCATCGGGCGCGGCGTGCAGGCCTTGTTTATGGGGCCGCAGATACGCGAACAGGCCGCTATGCAATCGGGATTGATGGGTGCGCAGCGTGCGCTTGCCGATGAACAGAAGCGCGGGCTGGACATAACCAATAACTGGCGTGAGAACATCGATCACTTTCTTGACAATGATCCCGACATGGCCGCGCTTAGGGCAAACAATCCCGAAGCCGCGCGGGCGCTGAGCATGTCCTGGCGGCAGTTTGCTGCAGGGGCAAACCCCAACATTGCCGGTTCGTCTGGAGAATTTCTGAATCAATTCCTAACCGGCCTGGGCGCACAAGCGGGCTTGCAGGGCGATTTGCCCAAGCAAAACAGGCTTATCGCCGCCGCCACGGGCAAGACGCATACGCCGTATTCGGCCCTTGGCAATTCGGGCTATGTCCTGAACCCGGAAACCGGAACAATCCACGCGGGTTCGGAAGACATGGCGGAATTTTTTCGCCAAACGCAGGCTGCGCAAAACCAGGCTGCCGGGAAAACCCCATTGCAGCGAAACCTTGAGGCTGCCGGATTTGCGCCGGGCACGCCTGAATATCGGGATGCCATGCTCAAGGGACTACAACAAGGCACGACGGTTAACGTCGGAGCAGGTGACAATGCGTGGGATGTCGAAATGGCAAAATTGTCCGCCAAGAAATACGCAGAAATCAACGCGGGCGCAACGAATGCTCAGGACATGCTTGCTATGTACGCCTTGGTCGAGCAAGCGCTCAATGACGGCGTGCGTACGGGTTTTGGGGGCGAAATCGAACTCACCTTGCGCAAGCTTGGCGCTGCGCTGGGCATTCCTGGCGATCCGGCAAAACTGTCTGGCGGAGAATTGTTGCAGTCGATTCAAAACAAGATGGCGCTCATGATGCGCAGTCCTGGTGGCGGTCTGGGGGGCATGCCAGGGGCGCTGTCAGACCGTGACATCCAGTTCTTGAAAGACTCGCAAATCGGCATCGACCGTAGCCCGGAGGGCAATCGCCGGATGCTGGCGGCGGCTATTAAGCTGGAGCAGCGCAAGATCGAGATTGGCCGCCTGGCCGATGAGTATATTGCCAAGAATCGCCGCCTGGACACGGGTTTTAATCAGTTCGTGCGTGAGTATGCCGATGCCAATCCGCTGTTTCAGGCTGAGCAAGCTGCGCCGCCTGCGCCGCCTGCACCGCCTGCCGCTGCACCCTCTGTCGCTGCACCCTCTGTCGCTGCACAGCCCAGCATCGAAGAGAAGCGCATGGCCGAGGTTCACCGCCGCATGCAGATTGACCCCGAGTTTGCCGAGCGTGTCCGCCGAGAGGGGTGGCTGCCATGAGTACTCCGGAAACGTTCGCGCGCGCCTACGGACCGGCGGCTGCCCGCGCGGGGCAAACGCTAGGCGTTGACCCGGCCATTCTGTTAGGCCAGTTCGGACTAGAAACCGGCTGGGGCAAATCGGTTATTCCAGGCACGAACAATCTGGGCAACATCAAAGATTTTAGCCAAGCAGGAACAGGAATTTCCGCCACGGACAACATGACCGGATCGCGTGATCGATACCGCGTCTACGGTACGCCTGAAGCGTTTTTCGACGACTATGTGAGCCTGATTCAGCGCAAATATCCCCAAGCCGTGGGCGCGGGCGACGATGCTCTGAAATTCGCCCGCGCACTTAAATTCAACGGCTACGCCGAAGACCCCCACTACATCCCAAAGATAGTCGGTGTGACCAACACCGTCAGAGGACTAGGCGACAAACTCGCCGAGTTTCTGATGCCCGCCGCGCAGGCTGGCACGGTGGTTGATTTTGCGTCCATGCCTGACGATGAGCTACTGGCGGGCTTGCCCACGCAAACCGCCGCGCCCGGCATGCCAGATTTTTCGTCCATGAGCGACGATGAGCTGCTGGCGGGGTTAGCGCCGCAACAACCCGATTCCCCGCCTGATCGTTCGTGGTGGGAACAGGTCAAACGACCGCTCGGCCTGGCGGCGCGCTCAACCTTGAACGGTGTTGGGCAATTGACGGAATTTGTAAGTGAACCGGTTCGCCAATTAACCAACGTTGGGCTGCGCGCACTGGATTTGCCGCAAGCCGCGCCCGCAAGCGCCTTAACGACCACGCTGGCCGACAAGATAGGGCTGCCTGCGCCCGAGACGGCGCAAGAGCGGATCGCCGGGGATGTGGTGTCGATGATGATTCCGGGTGCGGGCACACTCAAGGCGGCCAACACGATAGCGAAAACCGCAAACGGTGTCACGAAGGAGGTCATGAAGCTGCTTGGCAGCCATCCGGGCGCGCAATTGACGTCCGCCGCCGCTGCGGGCGCAGGCCAAGGGTTCGCGCGTGAGGCGGGCGCGGGTGACGTGGGACAGACCGCTGCAAGCTTTCTCGCCGGTTTTGCTGCGCCGTCTGCTTTGTCTCGCATGCAAAATGCAGCAAGAAATGTAGGCGGGCGGGTTAACGCCATGCGCCCGCAGTTGGTGCTTGAGCGCGTGCGCGAATCCCTGAATGTTGCAGGGATAGATTTCGATCAATTACCCGCACGGGTACAGCAGCAATTGCAGCAAGAGGCCGCGCAGGCGCTGCGCCATGGCGAGTTTGACCCGGCGGCCTTGGCGCGCCTGGCGTCTTTCAAACGTGTGGACGATGCGACACCTACACGCGGCATGCTCACGCAAGACCCCGGCCAGGTTACACGCGAGCAAAATCTGGCGAAATTGCAAGCCAATACCGGCGTCAATACCAGCAACCCCGGCGCGCGTAACCTGTCGCAGATACAGGCCGACAATAACGCGGCGCTGGTACGCGCCATCAATGACATGGGCGCAAACAGCAGTGACGACGCCGTGGCGATAGGCCAGCGGGCGATTGATGCCTTGCAAAGCCGCTTGGACAAGCAGCAGGCACGCGTGAACGAGTTGTACAAGCAGGCGAAAGATAGCGCCGGGCGCAGCTTTCCGCTGGACGGACCGACGTTTGCCGATAACGCTATAAAAGCACTCAAGAAGAATATGTCATGGGCCGCGCTGCCCTCTGACGTGAAAAAGCGTCTGATCAAAATCAGCCGTGGCGAAGAGCCATTAACGGTCGAGGACGCCGAGCAATTTAAAACGCTGATCGGGCGCAAGCAACGCAATACGCAAGACGGCGATGTACGCTGGGGGCTGGGGATGGTACGGCGTGAGCTGGACGCTGCGCAGCCCATGCCGCTGGGCACACAACCCCCCGCCCCCGGTACGCGCACCGTCAACCCCGGCATGCTGCCCGCAACGCAAGACGCGGAACTTGGCCAACAGGCCGTAGAAGCCTTTAACAAGGCACGCGCCTCCAACCGAGCCATGATGCGCCAAATCGAGCGCACGCCTGCATTGCGCGACTTGTACGACGGCAATATCACGCCAGACGATTTTGTGAACAAGTACGTCATCGGCAGCGCTGCCAAAGCGGCAGACGTGCAACGTCTATCGCGCATTCTTGCCGCCAATCCGCAAGCGCGCGAAGCGGTGCGTACGAGCATCACGCAACACCTGAAAAACAAGGCGCTGTCTGGCGTTCCGGATGATATTGGCGCAGCGAAATTTAGCGCCAGCCAGTTTGCCAAGGAATTGCAACGAATAGGAGACCGCAAGCTACGGGCGTTTTTTGATTCGGATGAGGTCGCGCAATTGCAGGCGATTAGCCAGGTTGCGCGCTTGATGACCAATCAACCGGTGGGCAGCGCCGTCAACAACAGCAACACCAGCGCTGCGCTGTTCAGTCGAGTCTTGAACTCGATGGGCAACGTCGGGCGCGGATTGAAAGTGCTGGGCATAGGAGACCAAATCGGCGCGATTCAAAACGCGCTGCGCCAACGCTCTGCCCGGCAAGTCCCGCCTGCACTGGCCGCGCCGCCCGCCGCCCAGCCGCCGGGGTCAAGACTGCTGCCTGCCACGGTATACGGCGGCTTACTTCCGCTTTCGTCCGCGCCACCAGGCCAAGACTATCGCCGCAAGTAAATACCCCCACAAGCCTGGACTGATGCCCGAATCGCGAAACATGGCGCCTATGGTTTCCATGTGCGCAGCATAACCCAGTAATAGCCCGATTGAACAAAACCCCGCCAGTCCTTCACCTGCCGCAAAAATATACCCATGGATTTACCGCCGGAGGTAGCCATGAACACGAGGATGCACATGAACCCCGACATCACGACACAGGCCGCCAAGTCCGCCCCGCCCGTTGTGGTGTCTCTGATTGCCTTTATCGCTGAATTGAGCCTGAACAACATTATCGGCGCGGTCACGCTGCTGTACCTGCTGCTGCAAGTCGGTTACTTGCTGTGGAAATGGCGCAACGAGCGCAAAGACCGCCGCGCTGCCCGCCGATTGTCCTGAAAGTGAAGGAGCGCATCACCATGAAAAAGACCCCGCGCGGCATTCGTAATCACAACCCCGGAAACATCCGCTGGGGGGATCCCTGGCAAGGCTTGCGGCCAAAAACCAAACGCAACGACCCTGCATTCTGCCAATTCACCAATGCCGCCTACGGCATCCGGGCGCTGGCGCGTACATTGATCACGTATCAAGACAAGTACAAACTGTGCACAATACGCGAGATCATCACCCGTTGGGCACCGCCGACAGAAAACAACACGCAGGCGTACATCCATGCGACGGCAAAACACGCCAGCCTTGCGCCCGACATGAAACTGAATCTGCACGACTACGAGCAACTGCGCGCAGTTGCAGAAGCCATCATTCGGCACGAAAACGGCAGAGGTCCGCTGGGCACGGCCAGCACTTGGTACGACAAGGCAACCATCAACAAGGGTCTGGCGCTGGCCGGGGTTGAACCCGCCACGCCCACGGCGGCCCGCATTCCCGTCACCAAAGAGACCCTAGGCGCAACCGCCACAGGCGGCGCTGGCGTCGTGCAGATTGCAGACGTGCTCACCAGCATCCCTACCGGCACGCTGGCGCAAGCCAACGAACACCTGTCCAGCGGCTCCACACTAAGGCTGGGCATCGGCGTAGCCCTGATTGCCGTTGCCGTCTTCATCGCCTGGGGCCAAGTCAAGCGCCATCAAGCCGGGACGTTGTAGCCATGCTGGCCGCATTACTGCCCCGCCTGCAAAGCGGCCTGATGACCGCCGCCGCCGTGCTGCTGGTGTTGTGTGGAGCCTATGCCGCAGGCAGCCGCGCCGCCAAACGCGCCGCCGAACTCAAGCAAACCCGCGAACGTGCCACAACAACAAGGATAGCCCGTGAGATCAAGCAAACCATCGATGCCGTGGACAACGATACTGTGCGCCGCCGCGCTCGTGACTGGGTGCGCGGCAACCCCAAGTAGTGGCAACTACTGCGACATCGCCGCGCCCATCTGGTGGGACAGCGCCGAAGACCTGGACGCTACCCCGGATACCATCGTGCGCCAGATCGTCGAGCATAACGAGACGGTGATGGCGTTGTGTGGGGTATGACCGAGTGCGCTATCCTTCCCTGACCTGATGAGGCTGTCGCGAAAGCCCCCGTCGCTATACTGGCAGTTGTTGCCTTCGTCACCCCGGAGAGATTGATTGATGCGCACCACTCG